CATTTTCCATCTGGTACTTGGCTTCCCAGTAAGAGGCTGTGCCGCGTGTCTTACAGAGTTTTAGGATTTCTCTTCGGAATCTATCTTGTCCCAGTTTCTCAACATCTTCAAGCAAGACGCTGTTAGATCCAAAATAGGATTTCCATCCGCTATCTTTTTCGACTTTTTTCTTTCTCGTTTTTCCTTTGACTTTTTTTCTTTGGATAGACTTAAAGATTTTTTTCCCAATATATTTCTTTCCTGTTTCGAGATTGGTGATGATATAAACGAATGAGGCATAGCCTTCAATCTCATCATCACCAATCTCTTTGTTGTTATAAAGCCACATACAAAACTCCCTTTCGAGAGTATGTATGTTATCTCATGGAATAGTCGATGGGTCCACTTGGGCCGTTAGTACCAGGTGCAGAAGAACTCGATTCATAGTTTGTACTCATCGAACCTACAGCGCCTTGAGCACCAGTCAAAGGTTTACCAACACTAGAGGTTGCCGTATAGAATGTTGGACAATTAATGCTGCTACAAGTATAATTCATAACACCACTAATTGTAATGCCACACTTTGGACACTTGTCTTTCATCAAGCTTAAAGGTACATAAGGTTGAGTATATGGAACAGGATTAAGATTTTGATTTCTCTTACCCTCTTCTAAACCGATTTTAAAACCTGCTTTGAAGCCTTCTGTCCAATCTTCATTCATCATAAACTCCTGTATATCCAATACCTTTATGCTTCTTTCTCGCATACTGGTCAGGACTATAAGTCACACCAGTATATCCTACTCCACTATGATAGTATGAACCGTAGTCATCTTCCATATATGGTTGGAATATCAACCTGAATAATTTAGTCATCATTCTCTTCAATGTCCACCTCATCGTCATCAAAACACTCTTCACCGCAGAAAGAACAGAATCTTGGTTGCCCCTGCGTAGCCTCATAATCGTAAAGCACTTTGTATTCTGACTCACAGAAGTTACACTTTATCTTTTCTACTTCTTTTGTCATTTTTCTATCCTTAGATTTCACAACCACCTGCGACACACGCTAATTCTTGTGAGCCAGTTGTTGCGTCTTGCTTCTCGTATGTAGCTAACTTTGTCCAGTCAACTTCTTTAGGCATTTTAGCAGCAAGAGCATCGTATTCTTCCTTGGTGCAATCTTGATAAGGAGCCTGCTTGTATACATGATCTGAGAATGGCAAGAATGATACGCCAGACATTTCGTCAAAGTGATTATAAACCCAAGCACCGACTTCTGGCCATTCTTCTTCCTTGACAGACACAGTAACAGATGGCTTATGTTCACACCAATGACGCTGATATGTGAGCCACAGTTCAAGTTGTTGAATAGCAGTTAGATCCTTACGGAACACAGCATGATCAGGAGACTTCTGCGGGAATGAGAAGACATAGGTATGCTGAGGCTTTGTTACATCGTCTTCAACAGGGAACCCCATGTCCTTCATCATTAGTGCTAGTGGGTCTTTCTTGTCTGCGCGAACAGTACGAATATAATAGGGACTGTGACGAGCATGAATACCACTAGCCGAATCGACCAACTGAGATACGGTGCCAGAAGGTTTGACGCAAGTAATAGCAGCAGATACAGGAATACCAAGTTTCGCAGCCCAAGTAGCGTTAGTTTTGACTGCTTCATTGCGTAGATCCTCCAACATAATTCCAAGATCAACACCTAAAGTGGTGCCATTCGTGTGTTCGTTGTCCATGATGCCGGTCAATGATACACCAAGCAAACGCTCTTCTTCACAATTCTCAGACCACTTCTTGCTCAGGTATTTGAAGTTGGTAAGTGAGGATTGGAATGTACCAAGTATAGTTGCGAGTTTGACCTTACGCTTGAGACTTTCTGGGGTGTCATCTCCTCTAACGACAACCTCTGTGAGATTACAGAATTCTCTGGAGCGTAAAATGATTTCACTACATGGGTTGGTGCCGAAATCGTGATTCGGATCTCGTCTTCCAAACTTCTCAGCCTGCTTCTTCGACGCTGCTCTAGAGAAAATGCCGCGTTCGCCAGAGCGCGACTCATAGAGGGAAAGCCACTCGCGCATGAAGATGCCCACATCAGGCTTCTCTTTAGCCACAAATGAGTTGTTCGCAAGAGCCCTTTGTACATTTTCTTTCCACCAGTCACCAGACTTGGCAACGCGCATACGGTCGTCAGACAAATCAGAAAGGCTAATGAGAGCACTTCTACGAACACCACCAACAACGACAATTTCAGCGATCTTACAAACGATATCATGTGCCTCCAATGTGGTCAAACGACGACCAGCAGCCTTCTTGAATGTTGCTACGCAAAACTTAAATAGGTCTTCAAGTGGTGCTGGGCCAGAAGCACGACCACCAAATGTCTTAAGCGGTGCGCCAGCAGGGCGTACCTTAGAAAGATCCCAACGAGGAACCTGACCAGCATAAAGAAGATGAATAAGTTCCTTGAGAGACTTTGCCCAGCCAAGCTTTGAGTCAGCCACTACGATGTTTGTTTCAGTATCATGAAATGAGTCCGATACGATAGGCAGTTGATCGACAAACTTAGACTCAACAGAGAAACCAACACCAGTACCATTCATAAGAACATAAAGAATTTCATCGAATGAGCGAGGATTATCTACAGCAACATAAGAGCAATTGTAACCAGCAACGTTCTCACGCTTGAGTGCTTCACCAGCAGTCATTAGGCAGCGCATAGATGGCATGATTTCAAGGTTCAATACAGCATCTTCAAGTTGCTTACGCTCTTCCTTGGTAACAGTATAGCCAGTATTTTCCTTGATATGTTCATCAAAGAAGTTGAAATAACGAGCAACTGTTTCATCCCAGTTTTCACGACGATTTTCATCCCACAACCACTTAGCATAGCGGCTCTTGTAAATGAATTCCTGATATAGTGTTGGTAGCATATTACTGCCTGACATGCGTGTAGTCTCCTAAATTTTATTGATTGTTTTCTAATACATTCTTAAGTGAAGGGAATTGTTCAGTAATGATATTCCAACACTGGGTAGCTAATTCTCTATGTTCCTTCTGCGTTCCGTTGGCCATGCGAAGCTCACAGTAGTGGATCCATGAACGGAGTGTTCCTGACATATACATCCGTGACATAGTGAGACCTTCAGGAAGAACAGAACGAGCAACCTCTTTTGCGATGCCATTCTTTATTGCCCATTCATAGTATGTCTTGGCAGCCAATAGCATTTCATTCTGCACAAGATTCCAACTATTTTGAAGATCGTTATTATCAGTTTCAATGCTATTCTGTCTATTCTTTGTATCCTGCAATCGTGCTTCGCGGGGTTCACTCATTTCTTGAACTTCTGCATAACGCTGTGAAAATTCTTGAAACGAGAAAGAACGATGACGAAGGATCTGACGGCCGATATCACGGGTAGTCTGGATTTCCATAACGATATGTACCATTTCAAATGGCGACCAGTGCTTGTTCTTTACAAGATACTTGAGAAGACGTTCGCTATCTGGATTGTCCTGATTTGCAGGATTAGATACACGGGCACAGTAAGCAATCAAGCCTTCGGCCGACATGTTCAAATCATCTTCTACCTTCAGAGTCGGCTTAGTGACTCCGATCAACTTCACACTATTCATAATTTATACTTCCTGATATGTCTTGATAAAAATATTATTCTTGCAAGGATAGAACTCACCTTCAATACCCTTGATAATCCAATCACCAACAGATGCTTCCATGCGGCCTTCTAATGTATCTATCCACAGAGTAGGAGGGTTGGTGCTAAAGCCCACATCACCACTGTTTATCCAATCTTCTATATCTAGCACGGACTTTGCATCTGTTAATTGCATCGCTTCGATTGTTACTGGCTTCTTACGAAACTTTCTAACTACACCTTTTTCCATTGTTCAAACTCCAGCTTTGCTCTCAAATCATTAAATGTATGTCTATCTATAATACTCTGGATCTCACTTGGTGTCGTTCCCGTCAGGATCCAGTCGTTTATATCTTTTGCTACTATATTTTGAGGCCAAATAAAAATATAATCACCGTGACGAATTGTCTTATTCATTTGCTTAACGATATCAACATTTCTTGGCTCATTATCATGTATGAAGACATAATCATAATTGCCGAGCAAAAGAGTAATATTATACAACGAAGCATCCATTGTTGCAAGTGAATTCTGTAAGAATAAACTATCAATTGGACCTTCAACAACATAAATGCGCTTCGTTAAATCTACGCGATCAAGCCCGTAGATTTTTTTGAAGTCTTCATCCATCTTGATTGTGATATACTTAACTTTGGACTCACCAATAGCACGACCCTGGAAACCAAGAATCTTTTTGTCTTGATCATAGAATGGGAATATGATACGCTGTTCTTCAAACAAAGTCTTTTCATAATCAGGCAACATCTCCAGAACAAACGCCTTGAAGTTGGATGCATAGTATATATCATTCATTTTATCGCGCGGTATCTTACGATCCACAAGATACTTTTTGGCCGCATGATCTTCTGGTAGAGATTCAATAGTAGGAAGATTTATCTTCTGTACGATATTGAATACAGGCTTTGTCTTTGCAATAGAGAAATCGGGCAACTTTGTATTGCCGCTGCTTTCACCTTTGTAGCGTTCCAATTGATACTCACGATAGAGTGAGCGATCAATCGTCTTTAGAAAGTTTCCAATAGAAAGCGATGTGCCACAGTTATGACACTGGAAATATAGATCAGATTTACGGCGGTAGAAATAGCCGCGCGTCTTCAACTTATTCTTATGGGAATCTCCACAGATAGGGCAACGGAAGTTCCAGAGAAATTCCGACTTCTGCTTAAAACGTTCCAGTTTAGTTGAAACGAGAGATATGTATTTCCGATCAATATACAAAGACATAATGCCACCTAATGTTACATAGATGGCATTATATCAGGTGGATTTAAAAAGTCAACGGTTACTTGTCTAACTTGTTATACATTCTGGCTAGACGATCTCTCAATTTGTCCATATCTCTGGTATCGGCTGGACCAGAGGACTTCTTTTCTTTTCTAATACCTATCGTGTCGTTCCATGCTTTGCCGTGCTTTTTACGGATACGATCTTTAAGTTCCTTTCTTTCATCATCCGAAAGACTGGACTTACCGCGGAGTTCGTTAAGAGTTTCTTCAGGTATAATACCTTTAGGTTTGCTAATTTTTCTCTTGAATTTACCTTCACCGGAAGCTGCAATTCCCTGCATGGCATTTTGTGTATTCTTAGGGATTACACCCTTTTTAGTTAGGTCTTTACGGAAATTTGCTCTTAGTCCGCCTTCTAGAGAGTCTGGTCGATTATTGCGACGGCGCTCTGTTCCAAAAATATTCGAGTCGGCAGCTTTCTCTGCATGATTAGCAGCTTCATGTCCATGATTCTTTTTGATAGCCTTCAATATCTTTTCGGCCTGATTTTCATGATGATCCATATCTTCATCATCTCCAGAATCGCCAGAATCATAAGCGGCGGCTTTATGACCTGCATAATTTTTGATAAGTTTCTTTAATTCGGGATTTCTTGCTTCGTTTAGTCTGCTTTTAAAGCTTTCTTTAATGTCCATTTTGATTTACCTTATTCGAATAGTTTGCCAATATTGATTGCGTTGTTTGCTATTAGGAACAGTAAGAATGTAATGATGGCCGCTACGCCATATTTCCACATTTCAATCTGTCCAAGGCGACGAGAGATACCGGTATCTTCCTTTTGAATCTCTTGTCTTAACTTTTGTAGTTCAGCCAAGATTGTCTTTTCAGTATCTTCTATCTTATCTGTGAGTTCTTTGTTTACAGTATTAATACGATTGTAAATATCTTTGATGTTATTGTTTGTTTCTATTCTTCTCATCTCTAGAACACTCTGCATTTCGGCGGTTGTTTTTTCTTGGTTCTCAAGTCTCTGTTCTTGCAGAGATACCATTCTAGAGAGACTGGATGCAATCTCTTGCATCTTGTCAATCGTAGTGTCGAACTTTTCTAATAAAGCTGACATTGTAACCACATCTTTTTTCAGTAATTCAATATCAACTTTAATTTCTTGTTCAGACACTTCAAAGCACTCCTATATTATTTTTATTTATCTCTTCCCATTCCTGCCGGTCTCTTTGGCTTTGGTGGAACTGGTTGTGATTGTGATGCTACTTTAGTTTTGACTATGATTTGTGGTTGGGCTGAAGAAACAACAGCATTGATTCTGCTTTGTCTTTCCATAACACGACTACCGAACCAGAATGCGATTATGGTTGAAAATAGAGACATTGTATCAACATCCCATACAGCATCAAGCATAGTTGGGATATCTTGACCATTTACAATCATCACATACGCGGCTGCGACTTTTACTGTAACGAAAAGAAGAAAGAATGAATAAGTGATGACGGGGCGAATAGAAGCGCGTAGTGCGTTAATAAACTTTCCACCATCAAGAGACTTATCATGATCATAAAGAGATTGTCTCTCGACAGAATTAGCCTTGATAGCCTCA